CAACTTCATCAGCATCAACCGGCAAAGTATGGCCGGGGAAAAGACACATCTGAAAGTTGTTCAACGAAGAAACAACGACCTTAGTCGTCGAAGTCGTACGCATCGTGGTAGTTTGAAGAGTCGGCATGGGATTAAAATTCACGGGACACTTCTGTGGATCACTAGTAAAGGGATCCGCAAGCGCCTCGAGCCAATCAGATAGACGCCCTCTCAACTTGCCTTTGGACTGTCTAAGTCCTGCAAACTGATACCCGGCGCCCATAATCTTGGAGGCCATCTTGGCAGTAGCATTAATAGTTGCGACGGAACCATTAGAATTGCCGGCAAGACTGCGTTGCTCAACTCGTTCAACTTTCTTGACGACTTTCTTGATGGCTTTCTTGCCTTTCTTCGAAATATTCTTCTTACTTGGGAGATTACTCATCTCTAAACTTTACTTTAAGTCCGTAAAGGGGAATAAAACCACGATTTTCTGGTGCCAACGTCACCAGAGGGAAATCGTTTCATCATTCATGATTACGGCGTCAGGCGCAACTTTCTTGAAAAGCTCATCCAACTTAATTGGTCGAGCCCACCCACAATTCTTCAAGAGATCAAGGATCTCTCTTCTTCTAGGGTGGTTATTCAATTCAAATTTAACCTGTCCGCCACGATCAAGACTGAATTCGGCGTTAATATTCTTAAACGCCATCTTAGCCCAGCTTTCCAAATAACTAAGGCCAGAGTTAAAATCAAACCAATGAGAACAGAATGAGAATCCGGAAGAATTCTCAGTGATGACAGCGGTGTCAGTGACACGAAAACCAAAGTTTAGGTATTCAGACACTCTGCGGTCACCACCGAATCTGTCCTCGACGCAATCATCACCCATTGTCTTATTGAATATTTGTTCGCGCTCGGCGCCACAGATGATCGAAACAACTGTAGCGAGGAACGCCCTGAGAATGGAGTTACCATTTCCGGTCTTAAAACACCCGGAGGACATAATCCCATCAGACAAAAGACAAATGTAAAGCTTGCCATCAGACGTGCACATCACCTTACGGGCGACGCACAACATCTCATTCTTAATGACGTTTGCTACCGTCTCGCCGGCACCTAACAATTCAATGTATATGTCGGCGAGAGCGTCAAGCAAATCATAAGTGACTGAGAAATCCCAGCCACTAATGTCATTACTCTCAAGCTCTTTAAGTTTTGCTAAAATCGTCGAGATACGAGCAACCAACTCCTGAGACATATCATCGGTAAAGCCGATGCCCTGGCTAGGAGCCAATTGGACCCATCTCTCATTGAAATGATCAAACAATTCAGTATATAAAACGCGCTCAACTATTTCATCTATCAAGCTGCGACTGAATATTAGACGAAACCTACCACTAGAAATCTTCTCTAACTTATGAGGTTCGTCCTTAATAAACAACTTGACGATGTCAACATAGCCATCACTGACCAATTCAATAGCACTCTTATTAATTAAAAGCGAGTGAGGTGTGTCACGAAGAAGTTTAATTCTTCGACACACGAGGTCAATGACTATGGATTCATGTTCATCTAAAACGTCTCCTTTAGTGGAGCCGTAAAGGAACATGGGTATACCAGGTCCCCCATCTCTATTAAATTCAGCGTTATGTACAATATTCGTGACAGTATGTCTAAGTTTATCGTCACTTAATTCAGGCTCTCGAACCAAGCCTTTCCCTCCGAACTCTTCAACCAAATGGCGAATTGCTTGGGAACGGATTTCTCCTGGGATTTGCTTAGCGGGGAGCTTTCTTCCTGTTTGGAAGATGAGGGAGCTGAGCTCAGCGTTACCGCCGAATCTGGGCCAACCAAATCC